AGTGATAATTCCTGCGAGGTCTTATCGGTAACTATTAATATATGTCAAAAAGCCAATTAGTCCCTCTAGGATAGCCCTTTATATATGTATATGTATACCTACAACCAAATTTTCACGATTTTTTATGCATAAAATATGCCCGAAAAACCCTTATAATCATTGGGTTTTTGGCTAAAAATGTATAAAAATGAAAAAAAATGTATAAAAAAAATCTGTAATTTTAGGTCTAAAAGTGCCTAGAACTTTAGTTTTTTTTTCCAAACCTAAACTTAAACTTTAGATTTAGATTTTAACCCTTAAAAACCCAGTGTTTATGGGCTTTTTAGCATTGAGTGTTTCTCTAAATATCTAAACCTAAACTATAGGTTTATATTCCAATTTCGACCACTGCGTGGACTACTCCTCCGGAGTAGGTGAGATTTGGTATAGGGGTATATAAAAAATCACTAGGAGTAAAATAAAAAATAACTTAGCTTCGCGCAAGATTTTTCCAATGTTTGAGTGCAAGTCCATCTGCGCACCCCATGATATAATGTTTTCATGGATATAGATAAGAAGATGTTGCCGGCCTTACCTCCACCAGAGGAGGTCTCCTTGGACTCCGTTACTAGCAATATGGGTAGACCGTCGAAGTTGGATGACTCCAGAGTAGACGAATTGGTCAAATGGCTTAAGTTAGGGTATTACATTGAAGATGCTTGTACTATGGCAGGAATTGCCAAAAGTACTTATTACCGCTGGTTAGAGAAGGCTGAAGATGGTTTGGAAGAGTTTATGGACTTTCGGGACGCAGTAGGCAAGGCGCGCGCTGAGGCAGAGGGTGCTCATATCATGAATATTCGTAAAGCGGCCGACAATGGGGTCTGGCAGGCCTCTGCGTGGTTCCTAGAGCGTTCTCACCCTGTGAAGTGGGGTAAGCGTAACCCAGACCTAATTACAGAGGAATCAGACGAACCTATAGAGTTCACCATTAAATACGCTGACGGCTAAATACTTACCTTCCCGCCAGATTTTTCTAATGTTTCGATGCGTTTTGACATAGGCATTTGATTTTAGGCAAATTTTCGTGTATGCATATATATTTTGATTCTTTTTCCCTCCCGGGACGGATATAGGCCCCCTCCCCTACCCTAAAATATAAAATTTTTTTGCATTGGAACTAGGTTTATATAGGTTCTTGCTATTCCCGTTGGATACTGCGCCCGCGGTGGGGGAGTGCTTTATTGCTAGTAAGAGTATCTATGAGTATCTATTGCGAGGTTTTTATGGATGCGTGCACAAAGTAGATAGATTGTGAATTATTTTTCACAAGGTTAAGAGATTGTGCATAATTGGAAAGACCGGCGCTGGCTTTAACAGAACACCGGTCTTACACAAAGGAGGAAAAATAAACAATCCGTAAGGAAAGCAATTAATCCAAGATTATTCTACCAAATAAAAAAACTTATACAACTTGAGTTGCAATTAATTTTAAAATCTGTATTGTGCTTGATACAAGTATCTACACACACTGGCTTACAGAATGGGTGTAGGGTTCAGAACTTAATCAAGTGGACTAGCCAGACCATAATCGTCCGTCATAGGGACATTCCTCGGCATATTTAAATTTTGGTTTGGGCGGGGCCGCACAGGGTTAGCTGTATCTAGAGACACAAAAATTTCTGAGGGTGTGCTATGATGTTCAAATGTCCCTAGATTATATTTACAAAGGTATGAGATTCAAAGTAAACGGAAATCAAATTATTTGGTTGGTTGGGGGACAAGTTCAAGATGTTTGGTCAGAAAAAAAAATCACAGTTGAGGACTTAAAAACTATTGTCATTCAAAGAATGATAAGCATGCACTTTCTATACAAAGACCATTTGATTCAACTATAATAAAACCCATGGGTTTAACTTTAAATGCTACTATGGATTTGTCGGCTCCACTAACCGATATCCTCCCATCACTGGCTATTCTTTCGGGGATAGCCTTATCCAAAAGGAGTCCAAGCACACCTTATGAGTAGAGTAGAATGGGACGCAGAAAACGAAACTTACGCAGAATTTAAAAAACGCAGAAGTGCAAGTTTTAACATATCGGGCATGGGGCAAAAGAAACGCGAAGGCACAGGTAAAAAAAATCTTTCTGAGCTTAGGGAGAAAGCTTTACAAAGAGCAAATTACAAATGTGAGTGGCCGGGTTGTAATTCTAAGAAATGGCTAGAGATGGCGCATTTAATCGCAAAGGGTATGGGTGGAGCAAACAGAAACATATCTGATGACCCAATGAATGTTTGTATGCTTTGCAAAGAACATCACGATATTTTTGATGGTAGACAAAGGCAAGGCTCTAACAGAGAATACACTAACTTATTAAAAGGGTTTTTGGTATTAAAATGGCGACATGACAAATAAATATGTTCCTACATTACCGCCATTACATACAGGACAACTAGAAGTAGCTAAATCTGATGCGCGTTGGAAAATCTTATGCGCAGGTAGGCGATTTGGTAAAACACGACTTGGTGTCCAAATGTGTATGGAAGTTGCCTTAAACGGAGGTAGAGCTTGGTGGGTTGCACCTACATTTTCAATTGCTAGAGTTGGTTGGCGTGATATTGCTGCAAGTGCAAAATCCTTTCCTAAAGAAATAGAACCAAATGTATCTTTAGCTAATATGCAAATCGACTTAGCTAACGGGGGTTCTATTGCAGTTAGGTCTGCTGATAATCCACAAAGACTTCGTGGTGAGGGTCTTGACTTTCTAGTTATGGACGAGGCTGCATTCGTAAAACCCGAAGTATGGGCAGAGGTATTAAGACCTACTCTTACTGAGCGTAAAGGTTCTGCTTTATTTATTTCAACTCCTATTGGTAGAGATAATTGGTTTTTTGATTTATGGGAAACAGCAGAAGAAGCTGACAACTGGGAACGCTTTAGATTCTCTACTACTGACAATCCTATGATTGACCCCGAAGAAGTTGAGGCAGCTAGAACAGAAGTTGGCTCTATTGTTTTTGCACAGGAGTATTTAGCAGAGTTTGTTGATGCAGGTCAAGGTATGCTCAAGCCGGAGTGGTTGCATTATTTCTCTATAGTTCCAGACGCAGCAGGTAATCTAAAATGTATTGTCGAGGGCTCTGAATATTATCTAAATGCACTAGAAAAGTTTGGAATTGTTGACTTAGCTACTACAACAAATAAAGATAGTGACTTTACAGTTATTACATCATTTGCTAGAACTCCGGATAATAGGCTTTTAGTGATAGACATGACTAGAGCTAAACTAGAGGGGCCAGACATTATTCCTGCAATAAAACGAGCAATTGATAAAAATAAGCTAAAATATGTAGGTATAGAACGCCAAGGTTTTCAAACCACGATAATCCAGATGGCGCAACGAGCTGGTATTCGTGTAAGAAATCTTAAGACGGATAAAGACAAAGTTACACGCGCACTTCCTTTATCTGCCCGTATGGAATCGGGAGATTTGTTTTTACTTCGTGATACACATTGGCTTCCGGAAGTTGAACGCGAAATAATGACTTTCCCTGCCGGAGCTCATGATGATATTATAGACACTCTGTCTTACGGTGTTCAAATGCTACAAGAACAACGAGGCTGGAGCGCGTATTAAAAATGGCTGAAGAAAAGTCAAGATTTTCAAAAGCATTAGATTGGTTAAATGCACCAACTGATGCAAGAATTAGAAGAGACCAAAAAGGTTTATTAGTAAACCAATCAGAGTATTCATATTTAAACAGGTCTGTATTTGGATATAACACAGAATCCGGATATTTTGACCACAAGAAATTAGCAGAACTAGGAGACGGAACAGGTAACTCTGCTGTTATTGCATGTCTTAATGTTTTAGCAACTGCTTTTGCAGAGCCGGGGCTAATCGTATCTACTAGAAATAACGAAGGTGATTATGCACAAGATATGAATCACCCACTAGCAAATCTTATAAGAAGACCTAATCCTTACATGACACAACAGTTACTTGCTAACTATATTGTTACATCACTTAACGCTAACGGTGACGCGTTCATTTACAAAAACAGAAACTCAAGAGGACAGGTTGTAGAGCTTGTTCCTTTAATGCCTCACTTAGTAGAAGCTAAAGGTAACGAAAACGAATTAATTACACATTTTGATTATCAACCTCAAGGCGGTCTTCAAGGCGCTGATACTGTAAAAGTAAACAAAGAAGATATGATTCATTTACGCCAGAATGTTGACCCTAACAACATGAGGAAAGGTCTTGCTCCACTTAGAGGCGTTCTAAGAGAAATAGCAGGAGACGAAGCTGCTGGACAATATACAGCGGCTTTGCTACACAACATGGCTGTACCCGGAGTTATTCTCTCACCGAGAGATGACCAAATGGGTGGTCCAACTAGAGAAGAAGCTGAAGCTATTGCTGACATGTATAAGCAAAAGTTTGGTGGTAAGAACAGAGGTGCTCCTATGGTCTTGTCCGGTGCTATGAATGTTGAAATAGTATCTTTTTCTCCAGACCAAATGAAGTTAGCCGAATTAAGAAGAATACCGGAAGAGCGAGTTTCTGCCGTACTTGGCGTTCCAGCTGTTCTTGCAGGACTTGGTGCCGGTCTTGATTCAGCAACTTATTCAAATACAAAAGAACTTAGAGAGTTCTTTACAGAGTCAAAAATGGTCCCAATGTGGAACATGGTTGCGCAAGAACTGACTCATCAATTGTTACGACCAGAGTTCAATGGTAACGAAAACCAATATTGTGAATTTGATGTTGGTAATGTTAGAGCTTTAGCTGATGACAAAGACAACCTCTATAAACGCATGAATACTGCTGTACAAGGAGGTTGGGTAACAATTGGCGAAGCTAGAAAAGTAGTTGGCTTAGAGGCAGATGATAGACATGATGTTTATCTAAGACCTCTAAACATGATTCAAGTTACAGAAGATGGTAGTCCACTTCTTAACGACGGAGCTAACGAAGAACCTGCACCGGCTGATAACAATAACGAAGATGATGAGTCTAAAGCAACATTGACAACTATTGGTTTACCGCCAGAGGTAGAGAG